GAGGAACTTTAGTGGCTAACCGTGGCATGACGCCAGCCGTTCTGGCAGAGATCGCAAAAAAACAATTGCGCATTGTGCATTTTCTTGAAATGTATTTTGCGACCACAGAACGCGCCTGCACATGGGGGAGGCATTTGACGTGGGGAGGAAACACATATCTTGCCGCCGGGAATCTGCTTACCTTGCCAGACATAAGCGAATCCACCGCGATGCAGGCGGGCAGCGTTGACATCGTTTTAAGTGGTGTCAATCAAGCCAATATTGCTGTCGCGCTCACTGAAAACTTTATTGAAAAGCGAGTGGTAATACGGCGCGGGTTTATCGACACCGCAGACCAGTTAATAATCGACCCAGTAATAAAGTTCGATGGGCGGATAGATAGCTGGCGGCTGGCCGAGGACGCGGATAATGGAACATCTACAATAACGTGGACTGCTGCATCTCATTGGGTTGATTTTGAGCGCACCAATGGGCGGACAACGAACGATAAAGAGCATCAAGTTTTATTCCCTGGCGACAGGTTCTTTGAGTACGCCGCCGAGACCGTCGACATGAAATGGGGCGCGTCATAATGGGATGGTTTAGTGATTTTACCGATGATGTCCTTGGTTTTGATGATAGCGGTGGACTTGTTGGCTCAGCCAATGATTTCGCCGATAACGTACTAGGCATTGATGATACTGGCGGCTGGACATCATGGATGTGGACGGATTGGTTCACTCCAAAACTGCCAGAAATGCCAGGGCAGTCTGGCATTGACAGGAGCATTACGGCCAATACTGCCGGCGGCACCACTGATATCCCCGTGGTGTACGGGCAACGCCGCGTAGGAGCAAAGCGTGTTTTCCATGGCACGTCCGGCACGTCGAATGAATTTTATTGGCGCGTCATGGTTTTTTGTGAAGGCCAGATAAACGCCATCCCAAATATCTATCTTGACGATGTTATTTCCACAGACCCGAAATTCGGCAGCACGGTGCAGATCACGAAGTATATGGGCACCGATACACAAACCGCAGACGCCGGGTTGATGGCCGCATTCCCCACGCGCTGGACGGCTGCACACCAGGGCAAAGGGTACGCCTACATCGTTATACGCCTCACGTTCGACCCTGCCGTATATAAAAACGTGCCGAACATAACGGCGGACGTGCAAGGCAAGCTCGTTTTCGATCCGCGAACCAGCACGACAATTTACAGCTCAAACCCGGCTTTGTGTATTCGAGATTACCTAACAAGTACGCGTTACGGAAAAGGCTCTACTGCCGTTTCTGACGCGGATATTATTGTGGCCGCAAATCTCTGTGATAGCCAGATTCAGGCATGGAGCGGCGGGCCGAGCATTAACATGTTCGAGTGCCACGCCGTTTTGAATACGGCACAATCAATAAAAAACAACACCGAGCAACTTCTATCGTCATGCCGTGGGATGCTGCCTTTCACGGGCGGGCTTTATAAACTCGTCGTTGAGCGCGACGAACCGAGCGTCATGAGTCTAAGTGCCGATAATTTAATCGGCGGGTGGACGATCAACAGCGGTTCAAAAAAAACGAGGCTGAATCGTGCGAAGGTACGCTTTCCTAACGCAGAAAAAAAATGGGAGCAGGATTTCGCGCTGATGGACTCGCCAACACTTCGCGCTCTCGACAATGGTCTTTTACTTGAAAGCGACATCGAATTACAGTGCGAGACCAGCTACTATAGGGCCGTTTACCACGCCGAGGTGGCTCTTAAAAAATCCAGGCAGGGCCTGATGTGCGGCGTCATGGCGTCGCCGGAAGCGTTTAAAATCGAGATAGGAAATATTGTTGACATCACGCATGAGACTCCCGGATGGACTGGTAAAAAGTTTCGTGTTGTGAACATAGACCTTCTGACAAACGGCCTGTTCGGTCTGATCCTGTCGGAGCATGAGCCAACAGTATACGACCGAACAGTTCCAGTCGAGGCGCCAACGCCGTCTGATACCGACTTGCCAGATCCACGCGTGGTTGCCGCGCCAGGAGCATTGCAGCTATTCAGCGGTGAAGCGGAATTGATCACAGGGCAGAGTGGGACACTAATTTCTGTTCTGCGCGTAGTGGTGCCGATCAGCGGCAGCATCTATGTGATTGGGACGGAGGTGGATTACAAGTTATCGTCCGAAACGTTGTGGATCCCAGCCGGTTACATCGCGTCAAGAAATGAGACGACTGTAAAAATATCGCCAGTGAAAGACTCGATAAATTATGACGTGCGGGCGCGGTATCTCAATTCGATGGGGTTTTATAGCCCATATTCAACTTTTACAAATTACACAATAGTTGGAAAAACAACCCCGCCACCGCCTGTCCAACAGTTTTTTGTTGACGCACAGCCGGACGGTTCACGGATTATGACCTGGAATTATCCTAACCCACCAAAAGATTTTAACGGGTTTTTAATCCGGCAGGCATTGGGGACAAATATCCCGTGGGAGGCCATGACGGCAATGCACACGGGCGCCCTCGGAGGATCCCCCTATGAGACCAACCAGCTCGCCGCTGGCGTGTATACCATTGGCATAAAAGCGGTAGACACAACGGGCAACCAGTCAACCCCGGTTTATTCAAACGTCACGCTTCCCAACCCAAGATTGGCGGGGATCATCGTTGACAAATACCCGAAAACCGAGGGTTGGCCTGGAACAAAAACATCGTGTTGGGTTGATAATACCGGATCACTTTTGGCCGACAGCACGACGACATGGGATACCCTGCCAGCCACATGGGACGCGTGGACATCGTGGGCAATGAACCCGGTATCTACTATCGCCTACGAGCATCCGGCAATCGACCTTGGCAACAGCGTCCCGTTTACCCCACTGATTACAGTAATCGGCAACGGCACGCAGACGATCACAGTATCGACCAGCGTCGACGGCATCACGTACACCGCCTTTGCCGCGCCCGCAACGGTCACAGCGCGGTTCATCAAAGTCAAAATTTCAATGACTGGCACCGGGCTGCTGACAATTGACGGCATGACTATTTACATATCCGGGCGCGTGGTCGACGAGTACATCGAAAATCAGGTGGTGACTGTTGATAGCGCTAGAATAAATTATCTTGACGCTGTTGGCAATTTCCGCGTGCTGCCCACAAAAACATACGCCGTGATAAACTATGTCAATGTCGCGTTTCAGAATATGACGGCGGTTGCGAATGAAACCTGGACATGGTCGGTGATGGATAAAAGCATTTCTCTCGGGCCACGGATAAATATTTTCAAAAATGGCGCGCTGGCGGATCTTCCTTCTGGCGCAACGTGCGATTTTTACATAAAGGGGCTGTAGGTGACAATACCAGTTGGTGGCATAAGCTTGTTAAACCTCGACGTGGGAGCTGATAGGCCAGACCTTGCCCGCGTAGAGTTGCACCGAGTCGTGCAGGTAGTGAACGAGATGATAGCCAAGGGGATAATTTACGCCGATGGCGAGCAGTCAGGGACGGGAACGCAGCGTTTCGGTATGCTCAAGGTCGGTTCCGAATCATCCGCCCCGTGGCACAGCGCGACCAGAGCGGTGGACATCGGATCGCTCTCGGCTATTTTCCAGACCTCTGGCGGGGTGGCCGGGGTGGCGCGGAATATGTACACCGACGACGATGGGGTAACCTGGCGATATAGGGCCACCGGCGTGGCGCAGCTTTTGTACTTTGGCACAGGCGGCGAGGTATCCATATACACAGCGCCAAGCGCTGGCGGTGCTGGGACGGTGGTCTCACTTTCAAGTAGGCTGCAAATTACAAATACCGGCGTCGTCACATTCGGGGCGAACACGGCATGGCACAGCGGCGGACCAAACGAGTACGCCCGCCACCCCGTGTCGGGCTATGTGCGCGTTGGCACCGGCAAGTATATGCGCACAACCGCGATGTCCTTAACCAATTTAGCATTTAATGTGTTAACGGCCATTCCAGCACCAGCCGGGGCTGCTGGGTTAATACTAAATGTTTATTGTGCTGTCGGGGCTTCCAATGCTGTCGGATATAGGAATGTTCGCGTTTGTGCTTATGGCGACGCTGGCGGAACAGTCGATAGTGCTTATGTTCGCGCTGCAGCTAGAGAGGAGATTGCAGTCGCATCGGGAACGCCGATATGTGAGACTGATACACAGATTATTGTCCCTGTGGTTGGAGGTAACGCCTATATAAAATGGTTCATAAGCAATGGATCTAGCAATGTTGCGCAATATGCAATAGTTGGGTACACCGTATAGCCCACATGACCGAGAGCCGACATTCTTTACGCTCACAACAAGAGGCATTAATGTATAGACTGAAAGCAGCATGCAACACAAACGATGTGCAGGTGTCCGCCGTCGCCATCATCACGGGCCTGACATTATTGGCGATCATCGGTAGAGAGACATTGCCTCCATGGTATATAATGACAGCAGCGGCGCTCTTCTGGCCGTGCGTGGCTTTCGTGGGCCGCCTGTTTCACCATATACCGGAACGAAAAAATGATTGACCAGCAACTATTCAACAACACTTGGCTGGTGGTGATCTTATGAGACCAGAATACCACATACTAGATTTTATTCCATTCATCGGCATGGCCGTTCGTGGAGACCAGAGGAACAGGCCATTGATTACGCGATTGATTGAGACGAGTATCCCAGGTATTGCCGTAGCGCTGATTCTGATGTATTCCACGGGCAAGCAAAACGATCTTGAGATAAGCCACCTCAAGGGGCAGATCACGCAGCTTACGCAAGATATCCGTGGGCGCGATGATAAATTTGAAGCCTTTCAAATGATGGTTATGGGCAAGCTGTTAGCAATCGAAGGCGAAATAAAGCGAGACAGGAAATGAAGCCGGAAGAAAGAGAATCACTGCTCGACGAGATAGCAGTAGCGAATGTTGAGCAGTTAAGGACTATAATGTCACGGCTGGCGGATATGCCGCAATCGCCAGACGTTGATGAACTGCATGACATCGCTACGGATAATATGTACGCGCTATGTGGCGCTGGTGGGGATTGGTAAGGGCATGACACTAACCGTTACGCAAATAGCGAAATCAACAGGCGGCCCGATATCGCGGGCGTCTGTGTTTGCATCGTGGCTCAATAAAGCCATGCTTGCCTACGATATCACTACGCCGCGTAGACAATCCGCGTTCCTCGCCCAGATCGGCCACGAATCCGGCGGACTGCGCTACACGCGTGAGATATGGGGGCCGACACCGGCGCAGATCAAATATGAGGGGCGCAAGGATCTGGGCAACACTCAGAGGGGCGACGGAAAACTCTTTATGGGGCGCGGCCTGATCCAGATTACTGGGCGTGCAAATTATGTCGAGGTGAGTGAAGCGCTGGGAAGGGATTTCGTCGAGCGACCAGAATTGCTTGAAACGGCGGAATGGGCGTCATTATCGGCAGCATGGTTTTGGGACTCCAGGGGTCTAAATGATCTTGCTGATGCAGGGAAATTCGAGCGCATCACACGCAGAATCAACGGCGGCTTGAATGGTCTTGATGATAGGCTGGCACGGTGGGAAGCGGCAAAAGAGGTGCTTGCATGAAAGACACGACGAATTTTATTACTGAGAAATCGTTCCGGATTTTATCCCAGTTACATGGCGAGGTGCTGGACGCAGGGATTGAGCGGCTCAAGGATATGCGTGTGCCGCTGTCGGATCTTTTGAAGATCGTCGATGAGCGTATACAGTCCTTTAAGGATGCCCCGTGAACTGGCGTGATCTCATCACCGACTCGGCGACAGGCCAGGTAAGTCATACAAAATTGTGGGCCAATGTGGCTTATGCGAGCGCCACAGGTGTTCTCATCACCGCCGATTCCAGCAGCGTTATTTTCCCAGAGGTATTTTTTATCTATCTCGGCACTGTCGGCGCATCGGCAACGGCCAGTAAATTTCTTTCGCTGAAATATGGCAAGCCTTCCGAAGAGGAGAAAGCCACTTGATAACTTTGCCATATGCGCAGGCTATCGGGGCGGCACTACTGATCGGATCCATTACAGGGGCCGGGGCCGGATGGTATGCTCAGGGACTCATCAAAGACCGCGTGATCAGCGACATGCAGGCCACCGCAGCCGACGCACGGGCCGCTCAGGCAGTTGCAACACTCGCGGATATGGCAATATCCACCCGGCGCATCAATGACGCCGCCACGCGCCTGATATCTGCGCAAGATGCACTTGGAGGCAAAATTGAAACTATCAAAACGAATTTTGGCCGCGCTACAAAATCGGCTCCTCTTGTCGCTGGCTGCGCTCCTGATGATGAGCGGGTGCGCCTCCTCTCCGCCGCAGTTGATGAGGCCAACGCCGCCCGTGCTGGACAGCCGGTTGAAAGCGCCGTGCCCTCCAGTCGATAAGCCCGCGCCAGACTATGACGCATGGGGTGAGTGGGCAATTGATCTACTCGGAAAGTACGGCCAGTGTGCCGCCCAAGTGCGGGAGCTGAATGCAGCATGGCCGAAATGAGGCCACGCCATTACGCAGCCGATATCTGCCTGATAAAAGACAGGGCGGAGAGAGTCGCCGCCCTTGAAAAAGTACCAGAGCATTTAAGGGGGATCGTGATATCACACGTCAAAACGGCGTTCGCTAAAACTCAACACCTCCGAAATAAGGACAGGTGATATCACTCGTTAGCCATAACCTCCGCCATCTCTGCAACCTCGTCCGCGCTCAGCAACGGCCAATATTGACACGACACATGCCGACACATCGCAAGATAGCACGCCTCGAATTGATCCTGCCCCATGCTCGCAAAGCTCAAGCTCTTAGGCACACGGTACGCGCACGGCCCAAGGCCTGGGAAGATCAACGCAATCTCGTCACACTCAATATTACCCTCTAGCTGTAACCGCTTAAGGACGGCGTGCGCGTCCAGCCCTGCGAATGCGTCCACGTTTTCGGCGATAATGGCGCCTAGAGAATGAGCCAGCCTATGGTATCCGGGGTTGCGTGGCTTGGTGATGCTGACAAATACCGAGTCACCTTTTTTGTATCCCTTCGCCCGCAGCAGGGATCTTGTATACCCGTCTGCTGGCTCAAGAGCGCCCTTTGTCACGCGCATCAAATACAATTCTTTTTTGGCCGCCATGTGTCTGCTAAAATTTTAGGTATTTTATTGGTGTATATTAGTAGTTAGCCATTACGGTGGCAGAGGTGGCTCATCACCGCCGCGACCACTCCGCCAAGCGTTTATCGCTGCCAGCCAATCGGCTTCGCAATTGTTGCAGGTTGCGGTTCCATCACCGTGGTCGTAGTAATGAATCTCATCAATTTCCAATACGGCTTCGCAGTTCCTACACGTTGGCTTCATGGCTAACAATTCGCTCAAGGTCGCTCCTTTCATTCGCTGGACTCACCGCTGCGCGGTTCGCCCCTTAGCTCAACGCCGTTAGGTGGCAAGATTCGCCCGTGCAAGCCATGCTTCACGGAAATACGGCTTGTATGCTGCGCTCCAGTTCTGTGGGCATGGCTTATTTTCTCCGGGCAACAGCGCCGCCGCCCAAGATTCCTTTTTGCGTTGTTCAAACCACGCCTCAAACTTTTCAACTTCGTCGTTGTGCATTTTCGTATCCATGTGGGGTGCCGCCTAACACGTCATCCAAGCGGACGGCTACGCCGCCGCTTAATTCGGGTCGTTAGAGCGCAACACCTCGGCCAGCATGTTCGCCGCCTCATGCAGTGCCCGGTGACGCCCGAGCTTTTCAGCCGCCGCGCAGTGCGCCTTCATCTCGGCCTCGCCAAACTTGCCGCGCTCAACCTTAATTTCCCAGCCCAAGCACTCGTCGCGCCGCAGTTGTCCGATGTAGTCGCAATAGGCGTTATCTGCCCTGGCACGCATGCGCTCTAACACGTCAGTCAACTCGGACGCCCCGCCAGCGGCGCTGTTTTCGGTTTGTGCGTTCTCCATCTTCATATCTCCAGTTCTGCGCGGGAAACCTCGGCCTTCAGGCCGGGGAGGGATAGCGCGGCTTGCGTAGCAAGCCCTACTCCCGCTCTCCTTTCTGTGTTGCTATCCTTACATAATCGTACTATAATGTGTGAATGGAAATCAAGCGAGCGTACAAGTTCAGGTTCTACCCAACGCCAGAGCAAGAGTTGAATCTTGCCAAGACGTTCGGTTGCGCTCGTTTCGTTTACAACTACATGCTTCGCCAGCGCACCGATGCGTGGTTTCAGCGGCAGGAAAAGGTCGGATACCACGAAACCTCTGCCATGCTGACCGCGCTCAAGAAACAACCCGAATTTGCGTGGCTGAACGAGGTGTCCAGCGTTCCGGTTCAGCAATCTCTTCGCCATCTGCAAGCTGCGTTCGGCAACTTCTTCTCTCGTCGCAGTAAGTACCCGACCTTCAAGAAGAAGGACGGCGCACAGTCTGCCGAATACACCACCAGTGCTTTCAAATGGGACGGCAATACGTTGAGCATCGCCAAGAATGGCGCGCTCAATATTCGCTTTTCCCGCACCATCCCGAAGGCGGCTATCGTCACCACAGTAACCGTAAGCAAAGATACCGCTGGCCGTTACTTCGTATCCATGCTCTGCACCGATCAGGTTCAGGCAAAGACTCCTATTGAAGCCAAGGTTGGCATCGACTTGGGCCTGTCTCACTTCGCCATCCTTTCTACCGGCGAGAAGATTGCCGCACCAAATACGTTCCGCAAGAACGAAGAAAAACTCGCCAAGCTGCAACGCAGGCTGGCAAAGAAAACCAAAGGCTCTGCCAATCGCAAAAAGGCAAAGCTGAAAGTCGCAAAACTGCATGCCAAGATTGCGGACTCCCGCAAAGACTTCCTCCACAAGCTCTCAACTCGGTTGGTAAACGAAAACCAAGTGATCGCCATTGAGACGCTGGCAGTCAGCAACATGCAGAAGAACCACAACCTAGCCAAATCGATTGCCGACGCAAGTTGGTCGGAATTCGTGCGGCAATTGGAATACAAGTCGCTGTGGTATGGGCGCGAACTTGTCGGCATTGACCGCTGGTATCCAAGCAGCAAACGCTGTTCGGATTGCGGCCATACCGTTGCCAAGATGCCCTTGAATGTGCGAGAATGGACATGCCCAGAATGCGGCACGATCCACGATCGTGACATCAACGCAGCGCGTAATGTTTTGGCCGCCGGACTGGCGGTGTCAGCCCTTGGAGAATCTGTAAATCCTGTCTGCATGTAAGTGTGGTCTGGTTGGGTTCTGTGAATTGGGAATCCCCGTCCTTTAGGGCGGGGAGCAGTCAACACTCCTTGTTCGTTTCGTGGTGCGGGGCGCCGGTTACTTCGGCGTTAGGCACCTTCCGCCACAAACTTAATCGCAGAGTCGTACCCAAGCCGGAAAAATATCTCGGCAATCAGTTGCCAGTTTTCGCCATTCTCAACGCTCTCATACGGGTAGTCCGATGCCAGTGTTTCTTCTAAAACTTTTTCCATTTCTTCGTGTGTCGGGATGTTCATTTATATCTCCAGTTCTGCGCCTAACAGCGCGTTCAAGTTCGTTCCGCTTCGCTCCACGGGACGGCTTTCAGCCGCCCCTTAACTCTGTCCGTTCGGCGTCATGATCCGGCTTCGTTGCGTTCTCAACGTTCTGCATCACGCCCTTTAGTGCCGTTGCCGTGCTTCGTCTCCGAAAATGTGAGTCTCTTGTATATTTTACGAGTCCGCAAAACATCATCTTTGCAGTACTCGATCACTTTCTCAGGATCGCTAGGCCATGTCTCCGCCACCATT